TCTATTATTGTTCATTTAGAAAGGCCAACGCAAGAATACCTTGATAATTTTAATGGATACGGTATCTGTAGCGACTATATTGGATACTTATGATATACTTTTATAAGGAAAAAAATGTATACTGACAATATGAAAAGGGCTTTTCGTTCTATTACTGCACCTAAAAACTTTGGTGTGCAGATCATAGATAATGATAATTTTTTGTCTGTTAAACTGGATCCTAAGTCTTTGGCCAGGTTGGATCATGATGGAAAGATAGCAGCAGTTGAGTATATAATTAAAGTTAAAAAAACATTAGAGCAAAATGGTGCTATTGTTTTATTGACAAGAGAGGCTATAAAAGATGCAAAATAGTTGGTTAATATTTTTATTAATTTTTACTACAGCGTTGTCTATAGTAACAGTACTAAAAAATTTATGGTTAAAATTTCAATACTCTGACTCTTTAAACAAAATGCTTCAGATGCAAATAGACTCAACTACAACTAATGGTTTTTTACTTGATAAATTAAAAAATAAAGACAAAGAGGATTCTGTAAAAACAGACGTTCAAGAAGGTTTTATAAACTTTCTTAATCAATCGAGAGAGTCTGCTTTTGAATATATAGAAAATGTACAAAACACTCTTGGTAATGTAGTAACAGAATTAGGTCCAATTGTAGAATTTCATGATAAGTATGGTGCTATTTTTGATACTGATACTAGAAATCAGATGCAGGTTGTATCTAAATCATTTCATGAATTAAAGAAGTTAATTCCAGAGGAGGTGGATCTTGATAAGGCTTAAAGACCAAACAGAGGTAGTGTGGAATGCTTTTAAAGTGTGTGAAGAATATTCATGTAAAGAAGAAGCAACACGAATATTTAATGATTATCCACGAGAATTAAACTTGTGTGATTTACACATGGATCAATTAAAAAGAAGGATGTTTATATCATGACCAATAGTCAAGAGGTAAACTTTATTCCATCTAGCCAGGATGTAGAGTTTATGACCCCAAGACCACAGTCTGCAAAAAACTATTTGCCAAAATGGTTTAAGGATATGCCTACTCTTCAACCAACTTTAAGAGGTAATAGGGACGACGGTACAGCAAAGAAATGTCCACCATTCTTAGATGCATTAACTTCAGGGTATACACAAGAATTAATATGTGATGTTGAAATAATTAATCTTGGTGTTGATCCAAATACAGGTAATGATATTGTAAATTATAAGTGGGCTGGTCCAATTAAACCATTGTCTACAAGAGCACAAGACACTGATTCTAGAAGAGTGTTTCCTAACTTTGATGGCTACTATACTAACGAATTTCATTGGATAACTCAGTGGGAACCTCAGACTCCAGCGGGGTATAGCACATTATACTTTCATCCAGCAAACAGATTAGATCTACCATTTTTAACAATGAATGGTATTATAGACACAGACAAATGGTCAGTTAATGGGCCAATACCTTTTATGGTAAAGAAAGGGTTTGAAGGTTTGATACCTGCTGGAACTCCAATATATCAAATGATATTTATTAAAAGAGAAGATTGGACTTCTCAAGAATTAGAGTATAATGATAAACAATTTAAAAAAATGTCTTACGGTATTAAAAAGGTAATGGAAAATGGATACAAAAAAAACTTTTGGTCCAAAAAAAATTACTCATAGGTTTGAGCATATTAAATGCTCAAAGAAAAAGGAGAAATAAAAATGAATAAAGAACAATTAAAGGCCGCTCTTGCATCATACGGACGCTCTGTCCTAGGTGCTGGACTAGCATTGTACATGACAGGCGTAACAGATCCAAAAGATCTAGCATATGCTCTATTGGCAGCGATTGCCCCAGTAGCATTACGTGCAATTAATCCAAGCGATACAGCATTTGGAAGACTTCCAGATGTAGCAGAAGTTGAAAAAGCAGCGAAATCTGCAAAAAAACCTGCTAAAAAATAAACAGGTGTAATTAGAGACAGGTGGTTTTAATTAACTGCCTGTCTCATTAAACAATATACCAACAGCAGTATTTGAATATGGTAAATCTTCATAGTTAACATTGTCTTCAATATCAAATCTAAACCAAGATAACATTGTATATCGATTTCCAGATTCTACTCCAGTCACTCCGTGTTTAAACTTTCCAGGAAACATCACCAAGTCACCAGCACTTGGTTTAATTTTTTTATTAATGTGTGGAAAAAATATTTCTCCACCAACATAGTCTTCATTTAAATAGCATATTGCTGCTAAGTTATATCTATAATAGCCATTATGCATTGCTGGATTGCCATCTGGTCCTTCACAATCAGCATGAACTGGAAGAGGAGAGTTTTGTTCTAAATCCCAATTTACCAAATGAGTTGGAATTAGCACGTTTTCATCAAATTTAACATCATACTTATCTGTATAGTTTTTACATATTAAACTATATATATCTTTTTCTGATTTTTTTAGTATATTGAGGACATCTTGGTTATCTATATCTAATCTGTCTATAGGACCTTTAGTTTTATATTCTTTAATCCAGTTTGTTATATAGTCAAGTTTATCCTTAGTCAAAAAATTAGGGACAACAACAACCCTATCTTCAGAATATCCTATTTTGTCAAATTGCTCTACATATTTGTCATATATCATTAAACAAGTATATCACTAAGAGGGTGGTACAATAGTAGACATGAAAGGTGAGCCAATGGATTCAGAAGATGTAAACAAACAAGCACCATGTTGGGATGGGTATGTACAACGTGGTATGAAACCAGGAGCAAATGGTAAACCAGTTCCTAATTGTGTACCTGCAGCAAAAGCAGATGATCTTTGGGAAGATGATGACACAGTTGTTTATGAAACAGATAACTTATCAAAAGCAGAAGGTTACTCACCACCAGCAGGAGTAAGATCAGCAGCACGTAGAGCAATTAAATACAAAGAAAATGGTAAAGCAAAAGGTGCTGGTACATCAGTTGGTTGGACTCGTGCAGGTCAACTTGCTAGAGGAGAGTCAATATCTTTAAGCACAGTTAAACGTATGTACTCTTATTTTTCAAGACACGAAGTAGATAAAAAAGGTAAAGACTTTAATAATGCAACAGATCCTTCTAACGGAAAGATTATGTGGTTAGCATGGGGTGGAGATGCTGGTTTTGCATGGTCAAGAGGAATAGTTAATCGTGAAAAAGATAAAGCATTATTTGCTGATTTTGGAAAAGATTACACTAAATCAAATAGAATAATCTTGTCATGAACATATTTTATTTTTGGCATTCATTGGTTATTGGTTTATTAATGATATCCTCATTTTTTTGGGGCAGATCTTATCAGAAAGAAAAAATCAATGAGCAATAACAGATTAAGAAAAAACAGAAAGAAAAAATACGCACACAATCAAATTCAAATAAAAGATGGTTGGATTGTTCGTGTCAGAAAAGATGGAACAATTAGAGAAAAGTTTTCAAGATACGTTGCTAACCACAAAAAAGAAAGTTAAACTATTTCAGTATTTCCATGAGTTAAAATTTGTCTCATTGTATTAAACACTTCTGATTCTTGCAGAGCATTTTCAAAAAATTTTAAATCATTTAAAAATACAATGCCATGTCCTATTTCATACATTAAAGGTATATTATTATTTTTAGTATAATTTATAACATATGATAAATACTTAGCAGAATAGTCTTGACCCATAGCACTAAGAATTAAAAAATCTCTACCCTTAAAACTATATGAAGATACTATAATATTAGAATATTCTGGCTTCATCCATATTGGAACATCATCATACTTTAACCACATACATTTATATGTTTTACACGGATCGTTTGGTCTATCTTTATATATGCCACATTTTTTTTCAGTTAAATTTAAAAAATGACAAGGCTTTCCATTACCATATATGTGACCAAAAATATCTCCACCAACACTAGTTGTTCCATCACAACATTTTGTACACGTTCCACATTGTTTGGCCATTACCAACCACCACCACAAATTTCTTTATAATGATGTTTTGTTGTCTTTCTGATAGTTTTTTTAGTAGGAGCGTACATATCTGTAAAACAAGATGGGCATTGATAATACCATTCTTTACTAAAATAATCATATATAAAACCTTTAAGACTTTTATTTTTGTTCATCACAAATTCTTCAAAAGGATACAACACGTCATTTGGAAACATATATCTAGTATACCAGTCAGTAGTCAAAAAGTAAAGAGCAGTTTCCAGACATGCTCAGGTCCCTCTAGTTAATATAAATAACTATGAGTCTATTTTACCTTAATTTGTTTAGGTCTTTTATCTTCTGGTACGATTCTTTCAATCTTAACAGATAATAATCCGTCAACCAATTCAGCATTAGTTACTTCCATATATTCACCCAATGCAAAAATGCGGGTAAATTTACGAGAACTGATTCCCTTATGGACAGTTTGAGAACCGTCAGTGCTGTCTTTCTTTTCACCTTTAATGATGAGTGAGCCGTTATCTACAGTTACCTCAATATCATCTTTGGCAAAGCCAGCAAGGGCGATATCTACCTGATATGTATCTTCGTCAATTTTAATTAGATCATATGGTGGATATCCTGTGCTGTTTGTTTGTACCTTTTTGAAACGCTCTAACTCACGGTTAAAGCCAACAAAAAAAGGATCTTGAAAAAGATCCAACATAGATGTTACCATTTATTTCTCCTTTTCAGCGAGTTATTTTTGTCCCTCCTAAGAGCAGACAATATAATTATATCATATCGCTATCTGACATTAACATGTCTCTAATGCCTTCAGGAGTCCCACAATCTATATACTCTCCATCTATTACACAGGTAGAGTGGGAAAACTTATCTATAAGGGTTGGCAAGCATATACCAGGATGAGATGTGTTTGGATCTAAACTATTGATTGCATCTTTAGAAAGTTTCATTGCACCCCATACAAAAGGATAATCACACATAGGGTTTTTATCAGACATGTTTATAATTTTGTTATCTTTAATATTTACTTGACCTACTCGACCACGAAGGTTTGTAGGACATTTCCATAATGCAACTCCAATATCATCATTAATTTTTGATAATTCTTTATATGGGTTTTCTCCTTTATAAAATGTATCAGGCATGCCAATAATACTATCTGAAGTTCCCAATACTTTTACTGCATGGTTCATTGTAGATGACTCTAGTTCTATCAACTCTATGTTGGGACATAATGTTTCTATTAACCTAAACCAATCTTTGGTTGTACAAATTTTTATACTATCAACATGATCACGCATCATTCTTACATGTCTTTGTATAAGGGTTTCATTATTCATTGTTGGTATTGCAAATTTAGGTATTCCTTTTAATCTTTCTGCTTTTCCAGATGCTGGTAATATACCTATCATATATTTAATTCCTGTCTTAGTTTAATTATCTTGTTCCATTCATCTTCTCCAGCAGATGCACCCAAAGAACTATCACTAACATTCGACAATACTGTAATTTCTCCCCAATGTTTTACTTTTATATTTTCTTTGTAAGCCAACAAAAAGAAGGCCCAATCAGCAAGAATATAGTCTGGAAAACCTTTAACTTTTTTCCATAAAGATTTTTTAAATGGACTGGTATGACAAACTCTGTGATCTTCCATTTTTTTTGTTAGTGAACTCCAGTCTCCAATGTGAACGTCACCTTTGGTAGTTCTTCTTGATGTCAAGACTACATCTATATCTTTTTCTACAAAATTAACAAAATCTAAAGCGTTAGGAAGCATCATGTCATCAAGTGGGCACTGAATTATCCAATCTGAGTTGGCTTGTTCTATAGCCGCATTTAACATTTTAGAATATGATCTTTCATAACATTTTACTAATTTAACATCTAAATTCTCTACTCCAGTATCATCATCTGGATGGTATGCAATTATTATTTCGTCTGGTTTAATCTTAAGAGACTGAACGTGATCGTACCAAGATGGCACAAAGTGCTTATACTTGTTGCCCCAAGCAATTGATATTACGGCTACCTTATTCACAAAAATCCTTTATCCCATTGTATCACGAGTGCTATAATAGTATTAATAGAAAAGGATATATGGACTTTCGTAATGAAAATAAAAGATTTGATTATATACATTCATCTAAACTAACTAAGGCAAGACTGTTTGCTGATAGATTTGATGATAATGTTTTATCTATTTTACCAAATGAAGGCTCTTATTTAGAACTAGGAGCAGGTGGTGGAGACTATTCTAAATGGTTGCTAGATAGAAAAAAATTTAATGTTTCATATTTGTTAGATTTTTTTAATGAGCCATGTGCTAGATACGGTAGGTGGACTGCAGAAAATCATGAACAATATGTAAAAAACTTGCTTAAAGATAAAAATGTTATGACCGTGGCTGGCAACATAGATAGCACAATAAAAACATTAGATCAAAAATTTGATTACATATATGTTGATGCTGCTCATGATTATGAATCAGTATATAGTTATTTAGTTGAGTCTAATAAGATAATTAATGATGGTGGAGTAATAGGAATTAACGATTATACATTTTGGGGATGGTTTGAGCAACAAGAATATGAGTGTGTAGAGGCTGTAAATAAATTTTTAAACACTCATTCAGATTGGTCTGTTGTTGGTTATGCCCTGGGATATTGCGGGTATTCTGACATATACATAAAAAAAGATGCATGATATAATTAATACTAAGAGAAAGGTGTAAGGTTGGATCCCATTAAATTGGCTAATGCCAAATTAAATATAACACAAAGTCGTAAAGGCAATAACTTTCAACACGAACAACCAGCACCAGGAATACACATATATAACGAGGTTTGGCCAGAAGGACTAGACTATATTAAAAAACTTGATGAAGATGGCAGTTTTATTAGAGAAGATTATATTCATGATTCAGAAGGAAATCAGATCCCCAAAGAGGTTGGTAAAAAAGGTGTAAGTACTTGGATTACCTTTGAAGAACCTGAAAAAGATTTAGAACTATGCAAGGTTTTTGAAGAAGTTATTGATTCATATTTGTGGCACTATGATCTAGACCCACAAAGTAGGGAATACTGGAGAATAAGTAAATACACTGAAGGTGATTATTTTGGTATGCATCCAGATGATTCATACGGAACACCAAGAACTGTTGCAATGGTATATTATCCAAACGATGATTATGCTGGTGGAGAATTAGAATTTATAAACTTTGGAATAAAAATTAAACCAAAAGCAAGACAATTATTTATGTTTCCAGCATCATACATATATGAACATAAAATACATGACATAGGTTCAGGTAATCCAAGATATACAATAGTAGCATTTTTCTCTAACATAACCCAAAGAGAGTTAGATACAAGATTAGAAAAAATACCTTTTCCATATAAAGCAAACTTGCAATACATAAAAGATCTTAACAAAGACTATCACACTAAATGAACTCTTTTGTAGATGTTTTAGGTAATGATATAAGTTTAATTAAAACTAAAGAAAACTTTATGGATGTTGACGACTATAACATTATGTTAAAGTTTTTAGATTGGGTATCAGCAGCACAACCACAAGATGGTCAACATATTCAAGAAGAAATAGATAAAGTTATTACTCCAGAGATTATTGAAATACAAAATAAATACAATAAAAAAATAATTGAGACAGCAACAGAACTATATGGTATGGAATTTGTTGATGATAATACCCATATGCTTGCTGCAACAATAGCAACCCCAGGAGCAATTACTCCTGTTCATACTGATATTATTGAAGGACTTGACAGGCAGAAGCCAAAAGAAGAAGAGTTACATGATTGGAAAAATGCTTGGGATGGATACTTGTCCTGTAATATATATATTAATGATGATTATTCTGGTGGTCAAGTATATTTCCCTGAAAGAAATTATGAATTTAAACCAAAGGCCAACTCTTTAGTTATGTGGGCTGGTAACAAAAACTTTATTCATGGTGTTAAAGATCCAATAGATGGTAATAGATACAATGTTTATAGATCAATAAAGTTTAAAGATTTTGATAAGTATACTATCTAGTAACAAAATCACTAATTACAAGCATTATCTTAGGATATTCTTTTAAGTGTTTAAGTTTTTCACTATTTAAAATATCCTCTACATACTCAGTAACAAACATTTCTTCATTTGTGGTCATGTCAATACAGAGTGTAACTTTTTTAGTTTTACCATTAGTAAATTTAAACTTTTCATCTAATAACTTTAAGACACCGTCTAGTTTATAATGCCATATTGGTATTACTAAAGGAGTATCTTGATCTTTAAAGTATTCAATAGTTTTTTCTGGATATTCCATATTACAAGATATAAAACAATCTCCATTAGTTATTCCACTTGCAACAAACGCTGTGGCAAAAGCACTTGGTCCAGGATATACTGTGTAAAGTAAATTATTTTCTATGCATGCTTGGATAAATTGAGGTCCAGGATCTGCCATTCCTATTTGACCTTCTCCAGCAACTAATAGAACTGTTCTTCCTTCTTTTATAAAATCAATGCATTCTTTTATTTGATATTCGTCTGCAAACATTGTGTTAGTGCTTTTTAATATTCTTATATCACATTCGCCTGCCTGAATTTTGTAAAAATCTAATATAGCATATAAATTGTCTGGCATGTAATCAGTGTATATAATTTGACTATCACGAAGAGCATCAATCATTCTTTGACTTAAATCTTGGTTGTGACCTATAGGCATTGAGCCTACAATTAATTTGCCAGACATTTTATCATTCCTTTTCTATTTATCTAATATTACTTGTGGATCTAAATCTTTACCAGCAGACCAACGAATATTGTCTCTCATTTCAAAATGTAAGTGTGGACCAGAAGAGTTTCCTGTGTTTCCACTTAATCCTATTTGTTGTCCTTTAGTTACTTTATCTCCTGCTTTTACATCTAGTTTAGAAAGATGTGCATAGATTACCCATCCGCCTTCAACTTTTTGTACTGCTTGAGTTCCATATGATTTTCCCCAGTTTGCTGGTTCAATTTTTCCATCTGCAACTGCAATTACTGGTGTACCTGTCTTAACTGCAAAGTCGACCCCAGTATGATACCCTTTTGACCACATCTTGCCTAACTTTTTGTAAGCGGTAGTAATCTTTCCATCTTTGATTGGTAATCCCATTATAATATCATTCCTTTGAATTGTCTTATTTCAGAAACAATGTCTGTTGATCCATTGTGATAAACCATACACGAAATTGGTGTGCTTGGATTAGCATTAAAGTACCATGAAAGTGTAAACTGTACAGATTCAATGTCGGCAGGAATAGCGTATGTATTTGTTCCAGTGGTATCGTTTTTACCTTTATAGTCTCTTGAGTAATTCATTTTTACATATGTTGGTCTACCTGTTTTAGGTAGAGTCAAGTGTAGTTGTGCTTCCCAAAAGCATTTACCTTCTTGCGTTGGAACAATTGCATCTTTTCCATTAAGAACCATAGGCTGCCATTTTTTAGGCTTAAATGATTGCTTTACCTTGTCATCTTTTTCTTGAATATACATTCCCATTTATTGTCTCTTCCTGGATAGCGTACTATCCAATACAATTATATCCTAGTTTTACCATTTAAAATTACAGCATTGGCATTCATGCGTAAACTGTAATTCTTGGTATAGTTCTGGATTAATACATCTGTTGCAGAAATAGGAGATATCTAGTTTGTTTGTTTCTCCTGAGTTCGGATCACTTTGGTATGCTACATTTTCAGTAACTACTGTTGAGCCTTTGTCTGCTGATTGTTTTACGTGCCAAACATAGTTTCCAAAATCTCTGATTACAAAGTCTCTTCTTGTTTGACCATCATTGTTTTCATACCATTCGCTGATATGTGCTACTCCTTGTTCAAATGACATAGAGTACCTTTCTCTTAGGATTTAAGTATACCATAGTGCGATATAATCTATATATGCATAGAGGTCCAGCCCTTTTATATTTGATTTACCACGAAAAATTCGGGGCATTTAAGGTAGGAATAAACGACATAGGTAATACTAGATACCCTACCCATAGATCAAATGGTTGGAAAATAGTCGAGTATTGGTATTTTGATAGCATAACGATAGCACGTAAGGTAGAAAGAATAGTCTTATCTAAGATGAAGAGTAAAACAAAAAGTGAAGGTTTTGTAAGTAAAGAGGATATGCCTCAAGGTGGCTATACTGAAACTTTTGATGCTGATAAAATAACATCAAGAGGGGTTAAGATTATTATTAATAGAGTTATTAAAAATTTATTATAAATCTTTTTGCTTAGGATTATATTTATCATACTCTGCAAATTTCATAAAAATACCATACACATATCTGCTGGTTATTTTTGTTTTCTTAATACCATGAATAAAATATTTGTTGCCAGGCCACATAATTAGTGAGTTTGCTTTAGGTTTGATTGTTAGGTATTCTCTTTCAGGAAAATATATTTGCCCTCCACTATAATCATCATTTAAGTATAGGTTGCATGCCAAATATCCATCCCAAGCATCTCTCCAGTTTAAATAGACTGGTTCTTTAAATCCAGGCTCCTGAAATCCAGGAGAATCTTCTATGATGTCCACATGTGCATCTGTAAAAGAGTTTACTTTATGAATATTTAATCCAAAGTTAAACGTTTCTTTTAAAAAGTCTTGTTTATATACTTCTTTGGCAACATCAAATATTTTATTATTTAACTTTTCACCAAACTTTCTAAAATCACTTAACGAAGCATCATCTAAATGATTATTAGCGGCAACATGTAATTGACTTCCACTAAATCTTGATTCTGCTTTTTTAGCAACTTCTATTAAATATTCAAGATCTTCTTTATCTAAAAAATCATATACATATTTTATGTTCTCTATATCATCGCCTAAAATATCAATAAAACTAGACATTATCCCTACCCTCTATCTGTTCGTTTTTATAAGAATCCCAATATGGTATGTTGTTCTTGTCATAATCAGATCCTAGTTTATTTAAGATATCATCATTTTCTTTTACATATCTTTTAATATATGATGCAAAGTCTTCATCTGCCATGTCTTTGGTCACCCTGTTTTGACGTAGATAGTCTTGTATTTCTTCAGGAGTCATGTCTGGTCTATGCCACGCTATCATTTTTTGCTTCTTCCAAATATTTTTTAAATAGTTCTAATAGTTTTATTGTATGCTTGTCATAATCTAGTTCTATAGCACTATTGTTTGCATCAATTTTATGTATCTTTACGGTTTGTCCTACTTCTAATAATATGTTTTTGATATCTTTTTCTAAACTCATTTATTTACACACCAAATTTTAAAATCACCATAGTTATATGCATCTGGAATAGTTTGATGTTTTTCCCAAAATATATCATAAGTGTTGTCAGTTAATTCTTCTTTACATTTCTCACATGTAATCATCTTCTGCTCCTGGTAAATCTAGTGGAGTTGGTGCTGTTAATAGTGTTCCGCATACAGCACACTCAGCATCGCCTAAGAAATATAAATCAATTTCATATGTTTCAGGATCAAACTTAACAGTTAGTTTAAGCAATGTTGATGCACAACTTGGACATTGTGGAGTTGGTATACCTCTAGCATCCATTATATATGTGCCCTTTGTGGATTATTTCCCTCAACAACAATCGTCATTTGCAACATCCATTCAGGAGTTTGTCTAGGTCTGTTGTAGCCATTTTGTAATAACCAAGATATTACTTCTTTTATTGTTCCTCTAACTATGTTTTGATCATTTTTTGTCATATTAAAACATACTGCTATCTTTCTTTCTTCACCAATAACGTCAGACAGATTTGTTAGATTTTCAATAAGATGATTATCTAGATCAAAATATATGTGTGTCTTGTTATCATTTAGCATTTGATTAAATATTAATTGACGCTTTGAAGTATCATGTGGCATTGATCCTATAAATGTAAAGTCCCAAGCATTTAGTCCAGAAACGTTTAATGCTGTCACTGGGGCATCAGGTCCAGGAAAGATAGAAACTGGTATGTTACGTTCAATTGCACCTTTAACTATAAAATCACAAGGATCCATAATAAGTGGCATACCTTGATCAGCAATCATTACTGCATTTAAACCAAGTTCAATCTCATCATAAAGCCATTGTAAATTTTCAATGCCTTCATCTTCTTTATCAGAAAAGTCTTTATAGGGGCAGACAACACCTTTAGGTGTTATTCCTAAAGTAGTACACAATTTTTCAAAACTATCTGCATGTTCACAAACAATATAGTTTGCAGTTAAAATAGCATCTAAAACTCTGGGGGTAATGTCAAAAGGATTACCAATTTCAGTACCAAGCAATACTAATCTACCTTGCTTTCTACCTTGCTCTTCATGTCTTAAAGTAAATCCGCAAATGATGCACTTGGTATAAGTTAACATGTCGTACATGTCGTGTTTAACACATGCTACAAAGTCAGACATCATTCATCATCCTGTATTAAATAATCTATATATGCTTGCATAGAACAAATAAGGGCATCTGTTGACTGCATATAACTCTTCATGGCAGGGCTTAGTTGTTCGTTTTTTAAATCTTTTTCAGCCAAACGCATTGTTTCTATAAGTTCGTATGTCTCATTCATCGATTTCTCCATAAAATCTCTCTACATCTATTATCTCATACTTTCCTTCTTTAGCATAAAACTCTGCTTCAAAGTCTGAGAACTCTGGCATTATCTTTTATTTGCTCTAAATAATATAAAGGAAAACAAAATACCTGTGGATATACCCATCATATAGTAAAATAGAATCCATTCGTAAGGTTCTTTCATCTGTATCTCCCACATTTCTTACATAGTTTATGCCAGTATACGTGCTTTCCAGCGGGGCATCCAGCAAAAGACGGATCATAATGCCACATATATAATACAAAGCCTACTATTAAAGATATAAGCCTTTTCATTAAATATCACCTTCAAACATTTGTTGTCGTTTATGTTTAGATTCTTTTTTTATTTTTTTGGCATTTATTGGTTTGACGTTATTTTTAATAATTTTTTTGGTTCCGTCTGGTTTAATTACAGTAACGTCACTAGCCATTGCGGCCCACTTCATTTCCTGTCGTGCATTAATTAGGTCCCAATCCGCTTTTGAATAGGACAACCTATGTGTTTTATCTGTCATGTATCTAGCATATCATATGTGCGACGGTTTGTCAAAGTTTGGCGAAAAAAAACAATATATTATCTCATGCGGTATAATGTATTGTATATAATATAGGCTTAGGGGCAAATATGGAAGTACTTTGGTTTTTTGTTGGATTAATTGTAGGACTAGCATTAGATTTTGTTTTAGTTCTACATATGCTTAAACCGTTAAAAAAAGAAATGTCTTATTTAAAAAATAAATTATATCAAGGCGTAGAGTTCGGCGAAAAGTAGAAGTATTATACCTACCTATGCTGCTTTCGCAGCAATAACGGTAAGATTATTCTCTCTGCTGGTATAATTGACAAATGACTGATTTAAAGGTTTGGCTAACAATTCCTAGTGGGACAAGACGTCAATATTTAGAAGATATTATTAAAGACAGCCAGTTGCCATTAGATCAGATTGTTATTGTCCACACAGTTGAATCAGAGCCAATAGAAGGTGTTCGTAATGTTTGGGATTTAGATCCCCCTAATATCCATAGATGGTGGAACACAGGCATAGATATAGCCAGAGCAAATGGTGGGGAATATATCGCGGTATTAAACGATGACCTTATATTAAAGGATAATCCTATTAACAAGATAGTGCAAGGCATGAAAGAAGAAGGTGCAGTATTGGGTTATCCATATCCACATAGTGGCAATGGGGCTACCAAGTCAGCAGGATACTGTTGGGTGCTTGATTTATCTTCTGGATTAAGGACAGATGAAACTTATAGGTGGTACTTTGGAGACGATGATCTATTGCTTCAAGTTTTAGGTTTGGGAAAGGCTGTGTATGTTCCAGCAGAAGTAGTGCATCTGCATGGTGTAGTAGGTACAGCACAGAGCAAATATTTGCAACAGTTAACAGTATTAGATAAAAAATATTTTATAGAAAAGTGGACCAAAAGGTTTGTTAGAACAAATAATAAAGGTGTAATAGCAGACACTCCACAAAATAGTCTGTTGATTAAACTTGGTCTTAATAAAGGTTTGGCACATTAATAATGGCTCATCACTCACAGTTTGTATTTTTTAAAGAAGTAAAAACATTATTCCCTAATCATTTTGTTAACACGTCTGTGGTAGAAATGGGTTCATTAAATATCAATGGTAGTGTCAGAAGATTGTTTGATAACCCCAACAACTATGTTGGTATAGACCTTGGTGAAGGTAAAGATGTGGATGTGGTTTGTAGGGGTGAGGAGTATGATGCCCCAGATGAGTCTTTTGATGTGGCTATTAGTGCTGAATGTTTTGAACATAATCCTCAGTGGGCTGAGACCTTTGAGAACATGTATAGGTTGACCAAGAAAGGTGGTTTGGTGACCTTTACTTGTGCTTCTACTGGTAGACCTGAGCATGGTACTTCTAGAACTAAGAACTCTGATTCACCGTTTACTGATGATTATTATAGGAACCTTACAGAGGAACACTTCAGACCATTGGTTGATAAACTTAGTTTTTATGGTGTTTATTTTGAGTATTATCGTCCTACTCGTGATCTATATTTTTGGGGAATAAAGCGGGGTATATCAAAAGATACTCCACAACCCCTAGTATAACAAACCCTTATAGTAACAAACCTTTGTTTTGGGTAAAGGATTCGAACCTGTATTGTCTGTTTCGGGGACAGATGTCCGACCATTAGACGAACCCAAATCTATATCCATTATACACCCTATATCCCACATACGAGGTTTGGTATACCCTGCAAAAATTAAGAATTAGGGTTTGGTATAGACTTATTCAAATAATCAATGATCTCTTTGGCTAACTCCAAAGCCTTATCTTTCTTATGCTTACCCATCAAATGAGGAGTAATAATTCTAGCAATTTCTTCTTCCTGAGACATACTTAATACTATTATACACCAAAAAATGTTGTCTATATCTAGTGTAAAGGGTACTAGATGTGGTGGTTTGGTAGAAAATATATGTTACTGATTATATAACTAGATAGGGTTAAAGTGGAGTATTGTGGAGGGCTATGGGTAAGGGGGCGAGATTTTATGGCGGGATCGTAATGTCTGCCCAAAAAAATACACATACAAACCTTCACACCTAACAAACCTTCATATCCTTGTGTCCTGCCAAACCTTTATATCCCCCATATCAGGGCATATTATATACCAGATGTGATGGTTTGTCAATAGAAAAAATTAAAAAAAATAAAGAAAAAGAATCAAAAGATAATCAAATGTTTTAAAAAAATAAGAAAACCAGGAGAAAAGGTTTGTTATTTATAATAGGGTTATTATGCTACGTTTTTCTTGGGCCCGCCCGATTTTTTGCGGGGATCGTAATAAGTCGGGGTAAATTTAAAAGACTTTAAACCAATCATATGGGTAACAACAACAAAGGTATTCCAAACCTTATCTTCTGCTCTCTTTGCATCTCTAGGGTTAAACCTAAAGTATGAATCCCAATGATGTCCCATACATTTATTATACTCCCATGTTAGGATACAAAGGTTTGGGAGACAAAGGTTTGGTATCGTAATAACATTCAGGGGGGAAGGGAGAGTGGCGTTCTTAATGTCTTTAAGATATAAAGGTTTGCTCGGGCTTACTTGCCTAATTGTCTAAACAATATCCACAGCACAGTAACCAACATGCCAAAGTATCCTAGTGTAAACCAGGCAAGCGTTTGATCAAAGTCAAGGTTCATCAGTCATGCCATCCTGGTGGTGGTGGAACTTCATCTTTACCCATTTGTCTCCAGGCACCATAAGTGTATCCTATTAGAAACACTGCCACAGTGTAGACGATTCCCATTGCTAAGTAGTCTCCCCAATATAACATTACCAGTTCCTCCTGTTGATATGCTTACCTTTGTTTGTGTAGTCTAAGATCGTTACCGTCGCGGCAAAGAGAATAAGACATCCTGCTATTACTGCAAGAATAGTATTTAGTAAGGTCATGATGATACCCTACTGAATGCTTCAATAATTTTTAATGCACGATCAAGATGGCACTGCTCCACATCAAAATCCCAATACTCCATAGACTGGTCGTGTACATATCTTTGTACATCCATCCATGCTGTTTCACCATAGAATATTTTTTGTGGTGCCTTGTTACCATACCTTGATTCCTGTACACGAAAGTAAGCATACGGTTCATCGTTAGTACCTAATACAACTATACTGTGTTTACCCTCAGAATCAGTCTTACTGTATATCTCATTCCAGGTGTAGTCTTTAATGCTTGGTCTCTTAGACATTATTCGTGTAACTCATCTCTTAATTCAAATAAGTCATCTAGGCCATCAACTTCTACATCTGATGAATCTAACTCCATTGCTTCGCATAACAAATCAAAAGTTTCGTTGATATAAGTTTCTGCAATAGGTGTTGAAGCAACTATGTTAGAGTTAATCATGAAAGCAAGTGGTAACCCTAAATCATTGTACTCAAAAAACTCAGCAAACTCTGGGTCACCTTTAAAATCATTCCATAAATCATGCAAAACAATGCATCTATTTTCATATGGTGTTTTATATTCTGTCATCGTCATTCTCCGTTTCCCAATCGTTATCTGATTCTACACCATGAGCATAGTGCTGGTCAAGGTGGTCTAGTTGTTGTTCCATATATTCAGTTATTTCTGTCATGCGTTCTTGTATCTGCATTGGCTGTTGCAAAGCAATATAACTGCCAATCATTTTTAGGTTAAGTCGCATATCAGATAATAAACTACTTATCTTTGTTGCGACTTTCTCCTCTATCGTTAGTTTTTTCATAGTTGTCCTTTAATGGTATCAGTTTTTGGTTGTGGAGTCAAGTTACCCAGACCTGACCCCACGGATTCAATAATCGCAGGGGAAAAGGTCCCACGATCATTCTCATATAAAACTATCCTATTAGTCTCTGTCTGGGTCCAAGCAGACTACAATATCTAGCATGTCATCATATGGCACCTCAGTGATAAAGTATCCTATTCTATTTACCATGGCCCAACCGTTAATGATAATGGTTTCCCCATCTTCACCATCGACTAGTGTCCAGATCTTGTTAGGATTCTCTGCTCCTGCTGCAGCCACGCTGTCATACTCAGCACCGTAGGTTTCAAACATTAGACCTCCAGAGCCATCGTTAAATGAAGCATTCTCATCTAAATGATTCTTAATTGGTTTAAAGTGGTGCTCCCACTCTTCCATAGTAAGCATCACTAATCCATAGTTAGGTGAGTCTGGATTAATATCTGGATCTAGGCAACTACATAGTTCGTTACCACAGAAGTCACAACCGTCTAAGAAACTACACTCATCACATGGTTCTATGACAGTATCACTCATTGCCATCATCCTCGTAAACAAAGTGAACTGTGCATTCGTCCATTGCACCATCTGCATATTGAATATGTTCTAAGTAATTCATATCCATATGGTCTTGAAGTGCTTGCTCTAATGCGTCAGTGTCTTCAAAGTCAGTCATGTCTTCAAACTCTGGATAAATATCCTGAATCTCTTCAGCAGACAAAACTACAGTAGACCACATCTGAACGTTTAGTTCTACACTATCTATATACTTAGCCATTTGTTCTCTTCTCCCAATTTAGTCTGTGCCATTGAATATCATACAGCAAGTTAGACACTTCCACAAGTGCGTCCATTCTTGCACACATGACATCCAATTCTTCTTTTGTCCAAGTAGGCAAATCCATTTGCCATGATAGGTCAGCAAGAAGAATCTTTAATCTACCTGATAGTATTTCATCAGTAGGTATATTGTATTTAAAGAATGCGTGTAACTGTGCAATATCTTTATCTTGTGTTTCTTCTACCATGCTGGTGTCCAACCACTAGGAGGTTCTGGAGTTGTCTTGCCATTGTAAG